CTGATCTGACTATAGCTTCTCGCTTCATAAGTTGAGGCCTGCCGGAACTTAACATCTTAATAAACGACACTTGATAGCTCCTAAGAATCACTTTTTATTTGAGTAGCTCAGGTATCACACTTCTTAGCCTCAAGTTTCAAGTGCAACACCCAGAGCCCTCATGGCATAGGATGTTGCGATGGACAGACGAAGTAAGCACCTCAGCAGCGAGGTGGAACGTGGCGTTCGCTGCATCGTGTGCAAAGGTCGGTTAGGGACGTTCGCGGCAATGATGAGATAGGGAAGCGGTCAAATTACTGCGCCATGCACATTTCGACACAAAGGGCGGGAACCAGACATCCGCTGCGCTCTGGATGTAGGTTTGCTCTGCGGACAAACCTGCCGTCGAACCTACGTAAGCCAACGCCCGTCCCCTAACACTGGCCAGATAATGGCAGTGTCAACGCGGGCTCACATGCGCTAGAAGCGCCTTTGGTCAGGCTGGCAAGGATTGGAAGCCCTGTGTATTTGGCCACAGGTGGCGCAGGAGGTTGGCCCCCCCCCGCCCAAAATGCTTGAAATCAGGCTTGCAGCCTACTTCTAGGTCAGGCCAGCGACGGAAATGTGGTAGAAAGCTTTATGAGTTACATTGTTGCATACGTAAAGTTTCCGAGCAGCAAGATCGATTACAATGTCAACTGCTTTAGGACTGACATTGTAATTGGAAACAAGGTCTTAGTCAGGTTAAGGAACGGTAGGTTACGCCCAGGAACGGTGACGCGGATCGTCTATCATGACTGGGATTGCGGTGGACAGATCGAGTGCACTCGGGCTGAGGCAGTAGCCACGCCCACCGGCATGGTGCCTCCGCCGGGATCGACGCGTGTAGTGGGGCTTGTGAACAACGAGACCATGGCGCATCATCTGAGGACGGTTGGGTGGCGTCCGCTCAAGCCGAGTTCACTTACTTATCGTGTCATTTATTTCTTTATGAACGGGCGAGACCGGGCGAATATCTGGCTCCGACGTCGCGGAGTCGATTTGCAGGTCATCGACGGCTACACTGACTTGCCGAAGCCATATGGTTTTCCGGATGTAGGGATTAACGATGGCCGAACCGTGCGGCATGCATTAGCGCAAACCACCTTTAATCTTTACGAGGGAGTTGCGCGTTTTGCTGAGGCGTTCGCTGCCGACACGCGCAACTATGATCACTTTTTTAAGCAAGTAGGATCGAGAAAACGTCAGACAGTGGAGCAAATGGAGCGCTTCCCGAAGTCCTTTGAGCGCGAGGAGCAAGACTTTGATCGCGAGGAGCAAGACTTTGAGTCGATGCTCTATGAGGCACTCGGTGGCAGTGGCGGCCTCGCATTTGTCGGGGACGGCCTGTATCTGGGTGCTGATGGTTCTTGGCACGACGAATAGGAAGGCTAACAAGGGCTTCGGTCGTGGTTGTATGAATTGATCAGTGGCAGGCTACACCTGATATCGGCTCTTTCGTTTCTAACGAAAATACTTGATGATCCGATCACTTAATAGGAGATCGATAAGTGTTCTGGAAAACAAAGACTGTTGGCGGTGCCGTGTCGTACGGAAATTCGAGTGCCATTGCGGACAGATACAACGCCGGAGTCGGTTTCTTACAAGTAGGCAACATCAACAAGGCAATTGATGCGTTTTCGGCGTTAGCCGACGCCAATCACCCTTCTGCTATTTACAATCTCGCTCTGCTCTATACGCATGGACATGGAGAGCGGCTGATGCTTCCCGAAGCCCCACAGCTTATGCGGCGAGCCGCCGAGCTCGGGCATGAAGACGCAGCTAGATATTACGCTATCTATGAACAGTTCCGAGGCTTCAACCCCGAGGCGGGATCAGGTCTCTCGATCTGCCTCGACATGGTCGGGGACGGGGCGGTTCCCCTCATTTTGATCAACTCCATCGCCACAGATCTTATTCTAAGAATGGGTTCGGCAGCCAATGCTTATCTCTATGTAATCGAAGAACATATAGCTCTGATGAAAATCAGTGACAAATTCCTGCAATTCAACAAAGTACTGGGGTTCGAGACAAAGGATGGTGCGGAGTTGAATGCCCTTCGAAGGAGTGACGACCCAAGCCCAGAAATTCCTTTGGTTTGCCAGCAAAAAATGTCGTCAATCATGAAAGAGTGCGTCGAAGAACGTGGAATGAGCGCGGAGATGGCAATCTTTATTCGTTTTTCGGTAGTTGGGATTATCTGCAAGGCCCACGACCTGATCGACCAGATTGACCAGATTGACCTGCCACCCATTGAATTCTACGCTGATTGAGACGCCATTTTTTGTGAAGCTGTCACCTTGCGGCTAGTCAAGTTCGACTACAATGATCGTTTTTGCCGCTGATCGGTTAGCCCCAGAAATCACAAGCTTACCATGTGTTATAACCCACCACGAAAACTATTTTTTCCGTTTTGGCTATTTCGTTAAAGCTGCCATTAGAAAGCTATGCAAGATCACTCACTTTGGGCTAATTCTGATGAAGAAGATAAGGAGCGTTCAGCCCTGTTTAAACTTGTGAGTATTTTCCTCTAAAACCCTTACCTGAGGCCGTTTAATTATAACGCTCGTCGTCGAAGTAGAATAGTATTCTGACATCTGTGTCATCTTGGGGGTTTTGCGAAATTCTTCGACAGAATGGGCTCTCTGCTGTTCACCGAAAACCGCAAGAACGTCCGCTAAGGGCCGTTGGCGACAATGATGAGAGAGGGAAGCGGCATTCTTGGCCTTCTGCGCTTCAGACCGGCTCGCCCGTGGTACCACCGCCCGGCTGAACACCAGAATGAACGTGGTCGACGCCGATATTTTTGTCATCATGCGTGACAGACCCGCCCGTCACGGCCAGCCCGGCGGCCGATATGGTCACAGACACCCCGCCAACCCGCATAAGGATGCGCGCAGGCTCGATGATGAGGCTCGCGTCACCCAGGTGAACCTCAACCGCCTCTCCGGCCGCTGACGGGGCGGGAATGCCGTCCTGAAACGCCGCACCAAGAATCACGCCCTGCGCAGTCTCCCCGCTTTCTGAGAGAACCCAAACCTGCTCGCCAACCGTAGGCGGCGCCCAGACCCGAGCCGCGCCCGCGCGCATGGCCATGAATGGCAGCTCGGCCGTCTCGGAATCAGACCCAAACGTGACCCGAGCGCGCGCGATACCCGGATCGACAGACACGACACGGCCGACCCGAACCATGCTCGCCGACCGGCGCTCGCTTTCACCCGCCGCATAACTCACGACGAAGTCCCTATCTGAATGTATTTGTCGATATTTTCCGGCCCAGTTTCCGGCTCAAGGCCCAGATAAACCGTCTGCGGCACAATGCCCTCAACTCCCCAGACAGACGCCCCGAGATGCACGATCTGCTCCCATTCAACAACCCACGCCTCATACTGGTCCAGATCCGGATCAAAGGGATCAGGCCCAACGATCGTAACCCGCGCAGGCCCAACCGGCATGCCCCACCGATTGAGATGCACCAGGTGCGCCAACTGCCCCGCACCTTTGCGAACTTGCCGATACACATCCGCCGTCCGAAAGCCCAAGATCAGCCGCGCGCGCCACCGCGTGAGAACCGCCAGCTGCTCGGTGCCGGGATCAGCATCCGGAGCGGCCTCCATATCTTCCAGATCCACAAGGACCGCTGGCAGATCGAGTGCCGTCCGCTCAGAGGGATAAGACTGCACCGAAGCGACGGCAGGCATGCCAGCCACGATCGCAGCGACCACCGCATCATGCAGCGCGTCCAGATCGATCTCAGTTTCCGCGTTCACCCGCCCACCTCATAGATTGTCCGCGCCCGGATTTCAGCGCGAAAGTTTTTGAAAAACACCTCTTCGATTTCGTCAAAGACCTCGTCCTCGACAAACACCGACGCCGCATCCTCGATATCGAAGCGCGCCTCGGCGATCGGATAGCGCGACTTCCCAACCCGGCGCATCACAGTGCGCTGGCCCTTGGAGTTTTTCGCCACGAACCCGCCCGGCACGGATCGGCCCCCGATCGAGGCCCCGCCGCTCGTGTCTTTGGCCCGACCCTTGAACGCAGATGCTCGCAAATCGTTCAGACCGAACCACATCCGCACACCGCCCAGATCGGACCCGCTGCCGCGCTTGAATTTGAAGCCCGACATGCGCGAGCGCAGCTCAGCGGCAGAGCGCAGCCCAAGCCGCTGGCGCAAGCCCTTGCGCGCTTGGGTTTTCATGTTGGACGCAGTGCGGCGCAGCGCCCGAGAATAGGCGAAACGCAGCTGCTTCTCAGTGGCCCCGAATTCATCCGAGATCCGCTCCATTTCAGAGCCGTCAAAATCAAAATGCAGCACCGCCCGCCTCCTGCTTTACCAGCTCGACCGTCGCCATGCCGGTGCCATCAAACTGGGGCACACCCAGCGCGAGATATTCCGCGCCTTCGATCGTGATCAGGTTACCCCGCACAATACCGGCCAAAGACGAAGCGCGCGATTGGAGCCGAGGCGATGACGTATCAAGACGATACTCGCCCAGCTGCGCGTCGAAATAGGCATCATCGAAGATCCCCACCACCTCGCGCGAAACGCCCTCCGAAACCCAAACGATCGCGGTCAACGCAAATTCGTCGAGGCTCATAAAGGCGTCCAGATTTTCCCATGATGGCGATGGCACAGCCGTCAGTCCTTCGCGGTTTTGTCGTCGTCTTTTGCGCCGGCCTTCTTGCCAGACTTCACGGCAACCTTCGCAACCGGCGTATCATCCGCATCATCCGCATCATCCGCATCATCCAGATGATCGGAAGCCGCCAAAACCACCTTGCCCGTTTCGAGCAGGGGCTTGGCCTCCGCGACGGAGAGAACGAGCGACGTCTGAGGCATGCGAATTCTGCCACCGTGGACGAACGCCTTCACGACCGTGCATTTGTGAGTTTTCGACATTTGGAGCTCCAATATTGAGAAGAAAAGCAGCCCAGCCGCCCGAAGGCGACCAGACCTACTCAGGGAGGGATCAGGAGGCGTCGGAG